GGGGTTTCCCCCTCTGGATAATCTAGGATAAGAACCTTAGAACCAGTTTAATGGATTATATTCCTTGGAATATAATACTTATAATTGTTTCTTAAATAAATAGTTTTACTGCTTAAGTTGTAAATAACTTTTGTAAAACGGTTAGTAACTTCTGGTCTTCTGTCCCCGTAAGGGAACCGCAGGCTAGAACTTGCATTATTTTATAATTTGTATATCCAAGACAAGCTCAGATATACATCTTAGAGCATCATTAAAATTTAAAACATGGAAAATAAAGAAATGAAAAATTCCTTTTTCTCCAATTTTAAACTATATAAAGATGTTTATAAGGCAGGTTCTATGATCAAACTTTCAAATGAAAAACATTTGAAGTTAGTCCTGAAAGAGATCGGATGACGAATAGTCACTCTCTCTCTTCTCTCGACTAAAGAGACTTCTCGTTTTAGAATGTTACACAACTTCGGTATGCATATCATAAAAATGAATAAGCATCACGGAGAAGTGTACACAGTTAAATACCTTAAGGCATGTCAACTTTCTATTCAGAAGAAGATAGCGGGACAACCTTTCAAATCACTTCGAGAGGTTGAACCAGACTATAACTTCCCAAGATTATCTAAATCTGGACTACCATCTGTTATAAAAGTAACTGATAGAAGTTCGATTTGTAATGATAGTTTTAGAATTATTAGATTATGGTTATCAATATTTTCTATTTATAGAATAATAAAGATTCCATTTTCTCCTAAACTAAATACTATCACGGATAATTTTGTTGGTTCCCAAATTCATTTAGACGACTTTAATCATTGGTTGAATAATAATTCTAACCTTTGATTGACGAAGTTTTCTAATATGAATATTGGAGCTTTGAAATCATATAGGATTTTACCTATTTTGAAATCATCTCCTCAGGGTTCCAAAAGTTTTAGTCATCTAGTGGGTTCTTATATAGGACTTAGAGATTCCTCTCTATGACCTTATATTCAGGAATTCACTAGGCTAACGGATTCAAAGAATATTAACACTTTATTCCGTAATATTGAATTTTGTATTTCAAAATATAATATTACTTCTAAAGTATCAAATAATCATTTGGGAAAACTTTCTTTTAAAGAAGAATCTGCAGGAAAACTTAGAGTATTTGCAATGGTTGATGTTATAACACAATCATTGTTTTATCCTCTTCATATTTCCTTATTCTCTTTATTTAAGAAACTTCCCAATGATTGTACCCATGATCAAAACAAAGGTTTCCGCTATGCTCAAGAGCTTTCTCTTAAGTATAACTGTTCCTATGGTTTTGATCTATCTGCTGCTACTGATCGTTTACCGCTTTCATCTCAAGTTTCTGTATTAAATTCAATTTTTGGATCTAATATAGGAACTTTATGAGGAAAAATATTGGTTGAAAGAGACTTTATTATCTCTGACAATCAATATGGTATAGAACCAGGAAAAGTTAGATATTCAGTGGGTCAACCAATGGGGGCTCTCTCTTCATGAGCTATGCTTAACTTGGTCCATCATATGATGGTTCAATTTATAGCATTTCATTTAGGGAAAGTTTCTAAAGGAGTTTGATATAAGGAATATATAATTTTAGGAGATGATTTAGTATTATTTGAAAAGGATGTAGCGGATAGATATCTTTCATTGTGTAAACAATTAGGGGTATCCATCAACTTATCAAAATCAATAATATCTGAATCAAAACCTGTATTAGAATTCGCTAAGAGAACCTCTCTTAACGGTAAAGATGTTTCTGCTCTTCCTGCTAAAGAATTATTATCTACTAATAATTTCTTTGGTCGGTTAGCTTTAACAACCCGTTTAATAGAAAACTCTTGAGGTTCTGATATGTTCAGAGTACTTACTATAGGAAATATGAAAAAGAATTCATCAAGAATTGATTTAATATATCCTTTAGTTGGGTACTTGACACAATTATATCAAAAAGGAATAATACCTCTATCTTATGTTCTCTCGTTAATAACTAATAAGGATAAACCCTTATCATTCTTTGGTAGAAATATCAATTGAATGTCTCCCAAGATAATATCTAGGGTAGTTAAAAACTATATGAGAGATAAGGTAATTAAAAAAGATTCTTTACCCGTAAGGGAAAGATTCTATGCAGCTTATAATTCTATTATCTTCAAAAATATTCTTATTCATAGGATTAATTCTTTAACCACTAAAATAAAAAATATTGATGTTCAGATGAATAGGATTAATCTGCTCGATCATATAATAACAAGCCCTGAGTTGGAAAATTGATATAAAAGTCAAACTTCCTCTCTTGAACTTGTAAAACCTCTCACTAATCGTTGATATTGAAATGATCCTACTTTTAAAAAATTTAAAAATATGTTCATGGAAATAGCTCCGTTAGCTGATGTTTTCTTCGTCTCTAATAATCAGTCGATACCATCGATTAGATTATTAAGACAAGGATTAGATATCGATTTAATTAGAGGTAAAGGTTTTTCATTTACTACTCTTAAGTATGATTTATTATATCTAAATGAGTTTAATGGTCCTAAAGAAACTTTAAAGGATTATTATAACTCACAAAGATTTGTTGATCTTACTTTAGAGAAATTATTGTCAAACCTTAGTGAGGTCCAGAACTGTGTAAGAAACCTATTATTTTATGAACCAGACTTAGCTGAAAATAAGGAGAAGTTGGATAATCCTCTTAAAGTCCTAGACTTTATTAAAGATATCCACAATCCAAAATTTAAAGTTAAATCTGATTTTGTAAAATTTGATGGTAATTACATAGAAGCTGAAGCCCCTGTAGATGTGTCTCCTGGGTTTAAACCAAAATTTGATTTTGGGTCTAAAGCGAAGAAGTTTAACATTTCTATATTTTAGACTTGCTAATATACATCTGAATATATTCCCTTGTTTAGAGGAAATGGGGGAAGAATAAAGGTTTTGTATACTAAGTAATTATTATACATGTGGCTTTATTCGTTTATTTGGTTGGATATCAGTTAAAAGG